AAGAATCCGAAGCCGGTAAAGCCGCCGCGATAGTGCAGGCCACTATCAACACATATCTAGGCGCTACCAAGGCATTGGCACAGGGTGGATTTCTAGGGATTGCGCAAGCCGCTATTGTAGTCGCCGCCGGCATGAAGCAAGTAATGAGCATTACGAAAACCAAGGAGCCGGATACCAAGGTACGCACCCCGTCAGCGAAGTACGCGAAGGGTGGACAGATTTACGGGCCTAGCCATTCCGCCGGGGGCGTAACGTTCGTAGGTTCCAACGGGCAGCGATTCGAGGCCGAAGGAGGCGAGAACATGTATATACTTAACCGGAAGGCTTCCGGAGCTATTAACGCGCTGTCAGCGCTTAACATGGAGTATGGTGGGCGTTCTTTCGGTTCTTCCGGTGTGTACCGTTACGCGAACGGAGGGAAAATTTCGGTAGGGTCTAACGGCACGGTTAGAATGCCCTCGAATTTCGCCTTGTCTGATGACAGCCTGTACAAGCTAGCCGCAATTATGTATGATTCAGTGTCACGAGTTCCGGCGCCGCAGGTCGCAGTGACGGACATAAACGAGGAATCCGAGCGCTCACAGAGTGTGCAGGTGGCGGCGGGCATATAATTGATAGGTAAATAACCCCTTAAATGTAGTTTAATATCATAACTTTGTAACGCAATTAACATAACTACATGAAAAAGTTTGAAAAATTACGAATAATCGAGGCAGGAGAGACCAAAAATGCCATAGAGGACAACGGGAAAAGATATAAATTAGTCATTTCCGCAGAATGTTTTCCGTCCCTCGTGGCCCTCGGGAACGAACGACCGATTCACGCACGCCGTACACATAACGGTGATGATTTGTTAGACGGGTATATAGGACATTTTACCAACTTCTCGCATGATGAAAATGCGGTTTACGCGGATTTAGTAATGTCGGAAGCCCTGGAAACCGCATACCCCTCTGAATTCGCCTTCATGGTAGCCATGATTGAGAAGGAACCAGAGTTGTTAGGCGTATCCGTCAATCAAATGGACGTTAAGGTTTTCGATGATGAAGCGGAAACGGCTACTGTTACAGAGGTGACAGAACTATTTAGCGCTGATTTGGTAGGGCTTCCCGCCGCGACTAGTTCACTATTTAGCAATAATAATAATTTTAAAAATTCAAAGAACATGAGCAAATTTTCATTTAAAGGTCTGATTTCGTCTTTCTCCAAGACGAAGCTAGCAACCGAGACATTTACAACCGTAGACGGAACAGAAATCGTAGTTTCCGCAGCAGGTGACGAAGTGCAGGTAGGCGACGCTGTTACATTAGCGGACGGAAGCCCGGCGCCGGACGGAGATTACCAAATCACCACGCCGGACGGGGATATTATTCTAGTCGTTGAGGGTGGCGTAATCGCAGGAGTCAAAGACATAGAGGTAGAAGAACTTGCAGAAGGAACCAAAACCGAGGAAGAGAAGAAAACGCCCACACCGGAAGAACTTGCAACGTTACAAGCCGAGGTTACCGCGCTGAAAACGGAAATCGCCGGGCTGAAAACACAGCTAAACCGCAAAACCGGAACGCCGAAGCCCGCAAAGACCGAGCTAAAGACCGAGGAGAAGCTAAAGGGGGAAACCAAGTTAAGCCGTGAAGCCGTTCAGAAGGCATTCAAGGAAAACCGTAACAAGTGGCGTTAATATAATTAATTCATCAAAATTAAAAACTAGAAACTTATGGCATTTACATTTAGTGACTTAAACAAATTGAACATTGACAGTCTGTCAGATGTTATATCATTAACGCTAGGATTGGAAGGTGAACTTTCCACAGGCGTAACAGTGCTTTCCGGAATCGAGAAGGGTAAACCTATCTTGGCTTTTTCGGCAGCAGACAAGGCGGTAAGACGTTCCGTAGGATGCGATAGCGAGTACAAGTACAGTTCCGTACAGGACAAGGTTAAATATTACGACCATGCACAGATAGAATTGCCTATTGTAGTTTGCTTGCAAGATTTGTGGGGCAAAATGGTAGCTAAAGGCGTACATTTGTCAGACGAGTTCGACCAAACTCAGTTGGCGGCATTCATGCAGTCGGAAATCTTGAAAGTGTTGGAGGCTGACATGTTGCGTCTCGTGTGGTTGGACGGTTTGAAATCCCCTGATACAGCAGGAGACTACACGGTTTTCAAAAATGGCGGTATTATCAAGCAAATGAACGATTCTACGGAACATGTCGGAACGTTCGTACCTACTGATACGGCTAGTGTATTGGCTACGTTAAAATCGTGTATTGACACGCAGCGCGCAGACCAATTGAACAACTCTGAATTTTTCGTATCTAGCAGCGTTATGCGTGCGTACAAGAATCTCGTAGAATCCAAAGATAACCATTTGGCACAGGCTAACATGGAGGACGGAAAGCCCGCCTACTATTTTGAAGGATACAAAATCAACGAGTTGCGCCACGTATCCAACAGCGCCAAGGGTGATGCGTTAACGGTTCAGTCATTTATCGCGTTCACGCCGAAGACCAACATTCAGTTGGCGTTGGAAGATTCCGCATTGAACATTGCGCCGTTCATTCAAGATGCGAAAGACCGCAAGTATTACAGTACTACTGTTTTCGCTGCTGATGCTATGTTAGCGGTTCCACAGTACATGAAGTTATACACCGCCGCAGGCGTTTAATCAATTAAAATATAAGGTATGGCTTGTATAAAAAAACTAAATCTAGCAGTTACTTATAATTGCGAAGTAGGCGCAACAGGCGTTGCGGAGCTATATCTAATAAATCGTGCCGATATTACTAGCGCTACGGTAAGTGCTAGTAATTCGGTATCAGCTATAACACTGGCTTCGGGGGCTAAATCAGTCCCCGTAGACGTTGTTAAAAACGGGGTAAAGGTATTGGAGACATTAAAGGCTACGGACGTTGCTAACGGCCTAGAACAGTCGGTTACTTTAGTACTATACAACAAGTTGATAGAATCCGCACAAATATTAGCCGCCCTTCTTGACGGTTCGTATGTAGCGGCGGTACGATTTAAAGATATAAATGCGGCCCGGCAGTTAATCGGGTATTTTAACGGTTTGGAGATATCCGACGTTTCGACGGACAGCAGCGCGAACGGGGGATTTACTACCATTACATTAAAGACACCGGATGACGCTAAAGGCGATAAGAGGTTGACACTTGATAACGCCGCATGGACTACAATAGTTAACGCTAAACTTACATAATTATGGGATGTTTATCAAAATTAAATAGGGCTATCTTAGTGGACTGCGATAGCGGCGCAACGGGCATTGAAGAATTGTTGCTAATCAATTATTCCGAGATTGCTACGCGCGACTTGTCCGCCGGACAGGCTACATTAACGCTGTCAAGCGGCGGGAAAGCTATCTTAGTGGAGTCCAATAAGAAAGGCGTTAACGCCTCATCAGAAGCCCGTATTAACGACAATGCGCCCGCCGGACTTGCTGATACTGTAACCTTTACGATTTATTCGAAGGGTGCGGAAAGTGCGGATATCGTGAACCGCATTTTAAATGGTCGGTTCGTGGCAGTCGCTAAGATGAAAGAGAAAAATGTATTCCGTGTGTACGGTCTAGTGTATGGGCTTACTATGTCGGCCTACACAGAAGAGGCCAATGCAAACGGTGGGTTTACAACAATAACGTTAACGACGCCGGAAAACGTGATAGGTGAGCAGCGCGCGCACTTCAATCCGACAACGTACACAACGTTAAGAACGGGCGCTATTGTAGCGTAAAGGAGGTAAAATATGGCATGTATTAAGAAATTAGAACAGAACGTCACCTTTGATTGTGCGAAGGCGAAAGAACCTACCTCAATGCGTGGAATAGAGGAGCTTATATTAATTAATTATTCCGATATTAGCAATTATTCGGTAGATGACGTGGGACTAGCGTCTATAACTATGGCTACCGGAAGGAAAGGTTACGTATTCACTAGCGTAAATAACTCCGTATCGGTTAGTATAGCGGCCCGTGTTAATGACGCTATACTAACAGCGGAGGAACACTCCGTTATAATAAAGCTGATTGACAATGGAGGTACTATCGGAGCTAGGGAACTATCAAGCTTAATTAATTCTCTTCGTATTGGGACATTTGCGGCGTGTGTAATGACTGCGTCCGGTAACAGACTAGTATACGGTCTTTTGTCGGGGCTAGAGTGCTCCGAAATCGTAGGGGACTCCGCAACGGACGGACTTATTACAATAACACTAAAGACGCCGGATAGCGCAGGAGGGGATAGAATGTTAGCTATTACCGAGGGCGCATATAACGGGCTGAAGACGCCAAAGGCATAACAATTTAAACTATAAATTAAATGACTAAATTAACTGATATTGGACAGATTTTGGCGCTATGCGCGAAAATGACTAACTTAAAGTTGGAAGTAGTGTGCGGCTTTGATAGACAGTTCGCCACGAAATGGTACGAAAATGAGTATCTTACCGGACGCCACATACGATATGTGATGAAACCGGATAAATTCGTAGCGTCCGTAGAGGACGGAAAGGTTTACCGGGCATTTAACACTCCGGATGCCAAGGCGGTTGAACTTATGGAAAGTAATCCGGAATACCGTGATTTCTTTATTGACATGGAGTCCGTTCCTAACACTATTCCGGAACTAGGTGACGACCCGTTCACACCGGAACCGGAAGTAACAGAACCGGAAGTAACAGAACCGGAAGTAACAGAACCGGAAGTAACAGAACCGGAAGTAACAGA